CGTCGGGTGCTTGTATGGTTTCGCCAACCGCTGCTCCGTTGTAAAAGTCTGTTCCTACACCGGTGACTGCGTTTGATCCATTGGTAAGGCTGATCGTGCCTGTGCGGTAGAAGGCCATCGTTTAAGCCCCCAAGCCTGGTTTCATCTTAGGTTGAACAGCAAGAGTCGCAGCAATCTCCGCTCCAAGGGAGGCCGTGACCATGTTCAAGTACGCTGTGGCCCGCTCCGCGTTTCCAGCATATTCACTGTCCTTGCTGTAAGCCCGATACAGTATCAAATTAAGCAAGTCGTCAGAGTAAATATCAGGCAGGCTGATATTGCCAACCACAGCGGTATGCAGCGCGCCATCTGCGGGTTCAACAATGTCTGTGGGGTAAGCCGAATACATCACCTCCAGCTGCGCCGAAGTGGTAGCCGGTGGGTACACATAGAACGTCTTGGGGTCGCGTGGGTCAAACATGTAATGCAAAATGTTCACCGAGCCAGACAAGTTATGCCAGCCTGGGGTTTGCGCGTCCAGAATCTGGCGAGGAACAAGCCGTACCGCACCTTTGGTGGAGGTGGCCGCCATGTTGCGCGTGATCTCAATCAGCTTGGCTGGAGGTGGTGTGAGGCTGGCGTTGTCCAGGTCTTGGCGTGATCCTGCAACCAATGTCATGGTGGCCGTGGTGTTCATCGCGTCAGGGCGCACCTTGACGATGGCGCGCTGTGCGTCGTTGAGCCAGCGCACCAACTCGTTAGCAGGCCAGCGCACACTGGTTTGGTCTTGCAGTAAATCTGTGGCGCGGTGGATGATGGAGGCGGCGGAAATGGTCATGATGACTCCTGAAGACTAAAACCCGAAGGCACGTGGCTGCACCCGAATCGTTCCTGGCACACGGTCATGCGCCTCTTCAATCCGGGTGTTCAAAATGGCTTTGTCAAAATTGGCGCGGTAGTAGATGGACAACTCTGTGTTGGTCCATGGCACGCCAGGCATGGCCATCAAACGGGCTTTGGCGCCGCTTGCAATGGCATCTAGGTGTCTTTGCCCAAGAAAGTCGGGCAGGCTGGTGGCGCTCATCATCGGCACATAGCTCGCGCGAACTACCATGGCCTGGCCTGTCACTGCGGTGGGGGTCGGGTAGACCCGCAACAGTGGCAATTCGCCTGCCATGTTGTAGTAGCTGGGCTCACTGCCTTTGGCGCTTAGCCAGTCAGGCATCGCGTTTTGCAGTCCAGACATCGTCACGGGCTGCAATCGGTGACTGCCGATCCAGACATCGCGCACCGTTTGCACATAGGCGCCAGTCGGGACGTCAATTTCATATTCATTGACCCCCTCAATCAGGATGATTGGGTCTTGGCTCTCAGTCCAGGCCTTGGTCTCACGGCAGAATTCAATCGCCGTCAGCAACAAGGCCTGATCAAGTGTTGGGTAGGGGCAGCCAATCACCTCGGTCGCAACAAAGGGGTGGAAGTTGGAGAGCAACATGATTGGCTACCTGCTTACTCAGGCACTGCAGAGAAGGCGTAGCGAGGGCGGTCGGTAGCGACTTGCTTCCCGCCAACATTGGCGTAGGCCGTTGTCACCGAATTGCGCAAAATATCAACCACTTCCTCTGGCACCAGGTAGGGTTTATTGCGCGGAATCTGATAGGCGTAGCCGTTCAGCCCAATGAAGACAGCTTCTTGGCCATCTGCCTCAGAACCCGAATAAATGGTCAGCAGCTCATACTTTCCGGTGCCACCCTCGAGGGCGCGGGCGCGCTGCACGTTTGCCGTATCTTCCGCAGCAGAATTTGGTTGCGCACTGTCTTCCAGTGTGCTGATTTGGGATTTCGTTGCCATGTGGTTACCTCTTGAAAACAGAAAAGGCCATCAAAGGCCCAAAGAAAAAGCCCCTGGGGATTCCTCCTCAGGGGCTTGAATCAACCCTTTGCGGGTCAACCAGGTTTAAGCTTCGACAGCAGCTTCAACAATTGCGATCCATGCGTCTTGCAAGATCACGCAGGTTTGCATGCTCTTCCAGCCAATGTGGCTGCGCTGTGCCAACGGGTCAGAATCCGAAGGCTTGGCGTTGACCACCATTGGTGTCACGGAGTACTGACCCTTAAGAGCCACAATGCCGTAGGCATCACGACCCAAAAAGATCACCGGGTACACGTCGGCCGAAGTTCCAGACGTCGACAACATGGCGCCCTTGATGCCACCGGCATCCGGGTAGGGCTCGACGATGGTGGTGCTCAAATAGCGCACGTCATCAATCTTGCCAATTTCGTTTTCCCACGGGGTGATTGAGCCGTACTTTTCAGCCGGTGTGAAGCCTGCTGCAGCACGCACAGCACCCTCCATGTCGGAGTGAATGATGGCAACATAACCAGGGGAAACGTTCTCAGTGCCGTAGCTTGGCGTCGAGCGCACGATCGAGGTGATCGGGCGTGCGTTCTGGCGCTTCAAGGCGCGAACAGCTTTACGTTGCAGCGCCACAGTGAATGGTGTATTCACGGCAGAACGGACTGTGCCGTTGGCAAACGTCTTGTTGGTAGCAGCTTTCAAAACGCCATAGCGCATCTTCTCGATCATCTGTGCAGCTTGCTCGCCCAACAACTCAAGAGACTCGTTCAAAACGGGGTCTTCAATCGTATCGGTGACCACATCAGACACGGTAATCAAGTCGCCGTACTGCACCAAAGTGGCAGTAACGTCAACCTTTTGCAGTGTTTGCGCAGTGGGAGTCACGCCCTCGGTCAGCTCCTTCGGGGTGGTCGGCAATGCTGTAAAGCGCCGAAACATTTCGAGCTTGCTGGAGTTGCTAGGCAGGTTTTTAGCCTGGCCGAACTTCTCAAAAACAAGGTAGGGGATGCCACGCTTGAGCAATTCCTTGCATGCATAGGCAGAGGTACGCGGTGAAATATCACCATAAGCAGTAGTAGCCATGATTTTTCCTTAAGATAAAAAAACAAAAAGCCCCTTGCGGAGCCATATCAAAAGGAGCGAACTGACGCTTTAATGCCGTATGCAGCCCAGGCCATGCCTTTGGGGAGTCTTTTGACTTATCCCGCATGCACCCGACAGCGCGACCGGTGTCGTGCTCCGAAAATGCTCAGTGATAACGCTCACTGTGCGAAGCGACCAGGTAACCAACTTGGTAATGGTCTCGGCTTTCGCCTGAAATCTTTATGCGAATTCGGCCCATGCGGCTTCGTAATCATCTGCCTTGGCAGGCTTCTCCGGGATCTTCAAACCAGCCGAGCGCACGCCTTCAGCAGCGTCCATGGCCGACTCATCCACAGGGCTTTGATCGGCTTGCGGTTCGGTCTTGATGCTTTCTTTGTAGGCACTCAGCAAAGCATTGATCTGCTTGGCGCTGCCGCCGTGAATCACCTGCATCGCCTGCTCTTGTTCAGAGCCAGGCAGGCTATCCACATAGCCCTTGAACTCTGCGCTGGCGGCCACATCCATAAAGTCTGGGTGGGCATCTGAAATCATCTCGTAGTGCGCTTTCTCTTTCTCGTTGCGCAGTTCGCCAACCAGTCCGTCAAGCTCACCGCGCACCGCGTTGGCACGCTCATCAGCCACTTCACCGCCAATGCGCTTGGCAATCACGCTAAGCATGCGTGCAAAGTCCGGGCCAAAGTCAGACTCCAGCGTCTTCATGGCCTGCTCAAAGGTCAACTCTCCGCTGTCAACCTTGTCCATCGCATCTTCCATCGCCTCAGTCGTAGTGGCCTCAGCAGACTCTTCGGCTGGTGTCTCAGCGGGTTCATGCGCCTTCAAAGCCTCCTCGCGTGCCTTGAGTTCAGCCTCCTTGGCTTTGAGCCTCCCCATCCACGACTTCTCGCGCTGAACATCCTCTGGGCTCATCACCTCCACGCCTTGATCTTGGGCGCCCGGCTCTACTGCCACGACCACCGAAGTCTCGTCAGTCGGACCAGCATCGCCAGCTTCTGCACCAGCGGTATCCGTTGGCGCTTCGGCAGGCTCTTGTTCTGCTGGCTCCTCGGCCACCTCAGCCTCGGTTTCATCCGGGGTTTCAGGGTCAGGCGTCAGGCCAAAAGCCTCATCCTCGGTCATCTCCTTTTTTTGCATATCCTCGTCAAAAGAGGCGGCAAATTCATCTTGCTCGGTTTGGTCATTGGGTTTCATAGCGTTTCCTTTCGGGGCAAAAAAAGAGCCCTTGCGGGACTCGGACTGTCCGGACAAAAAAGCCGCAATGAAGCGGCTCAATCAGTCACGGGGTTGAGAATCAAATCTTTGGCACGTCCTGGCCTTCATCGGCCACAATCGCGCGAATCGCATAGGTCTGCTTGATGGCCGCTTGCGATGCGACCAAGCCATCCGGTCGCACATTGACCAAATCGGTCACATAG